ATATTGAAATACCTATTATTAGGTTTACAGTAGATGATATTGTCAGATCAGATATCGTTGGCCAATTGGTTAGAGCTTTTATTAAAGAAAAAATTTAATGTTAGTACAATTAACGTTATCCTAAAGGAGAATACCATATGGCAACACCAATTACAGACCTAGGCAAGGGGGGTCTTAACACAGACTTATCACCCTTGATTGTTCCTCCTAACGTTTTCTCAGATGTACTTAATGTTCGTTTTGACGATAATGCAGTACAAACAATTACGGGTGAAGGAGCATACAGGACTGTAGCTATTACCCCTGACTATGGTATTCATTGGAAAAGACCAGACCAAGGCTATAATATCTTTGCTAAGAATGGAGCTATTGTTCGTGTAGATGCGGCAGGGAATTCATCTAATATGTTTTCCTCTGCTGATATAGTATACAACAACAGTGATTGGCAAGGTACTCTCTTTAATGGTGGATTTGCTGTTGTAGTAAACAACGGTCAGACAACTCCACTATATTGTTTATATGGTAGTCCTTCAGCAGGATCTACCTTTCAACCTTTACCCGGATGGAATTATTTAGCTGGTCTTACAGTAACTGCTAAAGTAATTCGTTCACTTAATTATTCTCTTGTTGCGGCTAACCTTACATTAACCGAAAGTGGTGTTGTAACATATGCCCCAGGAACTGTACGTGTTTCTACCCAAGCGCCTACAGGTAACATCCCACAAGTATGGCAACCCGGAGCTACAACAGACACAGCAGATGAGTTTGAATTAAGTTCTACTTCTCAAGTACTCGATATGCTTGACTTACGTGGTAGCATGTTTATTTATTCTGAAGACAGTATTAATATATTGTCTATTGGTAATGTCTCTAAAGTAACCCCATACTCAAAGTCTTATGGTATTTTAAATACAGATTGTGTATGTGAGTTTGATGGTAGTCACTTTGTAGTAGATCGTAATGATATCTATGTTCATAATGGTTCAGGTGCTATTGAATCTATTGCTGACTTCCGTATTAAAAAATATTTCTTTAGTAACCTTAATAAGAGTCAGACTAACAAGGTTCATGTTGTACGTAATTTTTTCTTTAAAGAGATCTGGATTAACTATCCTAAAGGAACTTCTACTACTTGTACTGAAGCTCTTATATTTAATTATAAAAATAATACATGGACAAAAAGAACATTAGCTAATGTTACTTATACATTTAATGCTCCACAGAATGTTAGTAATACTTTTAATTATGCTAAACAAGAGCTATTGTTTACAACTAACTCAACACAAACATTAATTACAAATGATGCTTACCTTATGTATAATGGTACAACATTTGTAGCATACGACTCTTATATATCTAAGAAGATTAATACAGGAGACTTAACTGGTAGTTCCCTTATCAATGCTATATATCCTATATTTGATAAAGTATCGAGTTCAGCTAGTATTAGTATTAAAGTACTGGGTCAAAATAATTATATAGATAATCCTACATATACGTCTGCGGATGTATTTACATTTCTCCCTAACAATCAAAAGTCTCAAGGCTACAAAGTAGATCCAAGAGTTAATGGTCGTGTAATGAATCTATATATTACATCAACAGACTATTGGAGACTTCCTACTCTTGCATTTGATGTACGACCAGCTGATCGGAGATAATCTATGTTTAATCCTCCTATAACAGGTAATAAAGACCTTGATGCCTATCTATATGACATCAGTTTAAATATTGGGGATACAGGAACAGCAGCTTCAGTAAGTCCTAATATCCCAGCAGGAGAACCCGGATCATACACGTATCAATACATTCAAGTTAAATATGCTAATGATAACGTAGGTACTGGGTTTTCTAATACACCTACTAACAAAACTTATTTTGGTATTTATAACAGTGACTCATCTACTGAGTCAACTAATCCAGCAGACTATACTTGGTATCTTTCAGCATTTCCTTTTGGAACTATAAACTTTCTTTACTACCTTATTCTAGGTGGTCGTAAGATTAAGTTTGCTGTTAATACTTCCCCGCCAGACTATCACTGGAAGATAGATGATGGCACTGCTATTGATTTGGATATTATTGTTCCTGCCCTTACTATTTCTCTTAATGAAATCTTAAATGGTGCAATAACAGAACTTAAAATTGCAGCTAATGCGGTAACGGCTACTAAGCTTAATGTTGCGGCTCTTGATCAAGCCTTTGGCGACTTAAGACCTAACACAGTATCTGCCGCACAGATTGCTACAGGTGCAGTATCAGAATTAAAACTTCTTGATGGTGCAGTTACTGCGGCTAAAACTGCAGTAGCGGCTATCAACCCGTCAACAGGTAATCTTGCGGCTAACTCGGTTGTAGCAAACAACATTCAATCAGGTGTAATTACAGGCGATAAGATTTTTGCTAATACAATTACTGGTGCTAATATTGCGGCATTAACTATTGGTGCTCAGGCTATTGCGGCTAGTGCTATTACTGCAGTTAAGATTGAAGCTGGTGCTATTATTGCAGATAAGATTGCAGCTGATGCTGTTACATCTATTAAAATTAATGCTGGTTCTATTACTGCAAATAAAATGGCAGTAGATTCAATTACAGCGGCTAATGGCGCTATTGCTGATCTAACTGTTGGACGATTAAAAATTGTTAGCTATCCTATTAGTAATGGTTCTATGTCAATGGTTAACGGTATTGGTGAAGCAACAATTACCCATGGTCTTGGTCGTATTGTTATTCCAATTATTTATTGGGACAGTCCTGATTCAGCACCATTAATTGGTTTTCAAGCTAAATCTATTATACTTGTATTTGAAGATACTAACTCGTTTAGGTTTCAAATGAGGGCTGTCTCTAACGGTGGCGCTTTATATACAGGAACTGCAAATTATCAGTACTTATACTTATGAACTTATATTATTTTTATTTAAAAGATAACAATAACTTTATCACTCAAATGGCTCAGTTAGTAGGAGAACAAGTTGATGCTTGGAAAATTGCTAATCCTGACTTTACAGAAATAGATAAAGATACTTATGATAGTCTTACACCTTTTGCAGGTAAATGGCAAGTAACTAGCAATGGTTTTATTCAAGTACCTGATAGATCAGATTATGATAATGCTGCTTTAGTAGTAGACCTACAACAAAAAGAATTGTTAAATGCAACAGACTGGTACGTTATTAAAGCAGTAGATACAGGAACACTTATACCAACAAATTGGCAAACATACAGGCAACAGCTTAGGGATGTTTCTAAACAATCAGGTTATCCTTATAACGTAACTTGGCCAACTCCACCAAATTAACTATGAAAATTATTCTATTAACACCCGATCAAACAGTACAACACTGGTCAACACTCTCTGCATTATTACAAAAAGTAATTGAGCATGGACAAGGAGAATCTACATTAACAGACTATCTTAAAAAGATTCTCAATGAGTACATACAATGTTGGGCGTTAGTAGATGATGAATTAAATATTATTGGTGCTGGTTTAACTCAATACTTACAATACTCTCAACACAAAACACTTCATATAATTGCTTTCTCTGGAAGTAACTTTGAAGAACAATCTAAGGTGTTCCCTACAGTGGAACAATTTGCCCGTGATTCTGGCTGTAAAGCTATTGAACAATGGGGTCGTCCAGGATGGGCAAAGGTACTACCAAAGTATGTATCTGGATTTAAAGAAGCTTACGTAGTAATGCGAAAGGATTTAGAATGAAATATAAAATTAATGGTTCTATTAAAAGGAACTACGGTGGCGGTAGTGGCAACACAGTAAGTAGTATTCCTGATTGGGCTGCGCCATATATGAAAAATGTTGGTAATGCCGCTGAACAATCTTATGGTGCGGGTGAACTAGGCAAAGTAGCAGGTGCATCTACACTACAACAAAAAGCATTTGGTGAAGGTGCTAGCATGCTTGGTGCTACTACTTCTACTGCCCTTAGCTCTTTAGGTGACCAAAATAAACGGTTGTCTACTATGGCAACTACACCTAGTGCTGAAACATTAGCGGCTCAAAAAGCTAATGTACTTAATGAAGCTCAAAAAGGTGTTGCTAAACTTAATACAGGCTTTGGTCAAACAGGTACACTAGGTTCTGCACGACAAGCTGTTATGCAGGGCGCTCAGAACGCTG